CTTAAGGTTATCCAAAAAGAACGTAAAGTAGACCGTGTGTCGATCTAGCGATGTAAAGTAGATTTTGTGTCGATCTAGCGATGTAAAGTAGATTTTGTGTCGAAAACCATGACGTAAAGTATTCAATTTCTTGTGCTGATCTGAGATAAATCGACACGTATTCAAAAAGTGGAAAAATTGAGACCATTTAGCGGTTATTTCAACGTAAACCATTCAAAATTCTTGTGCCGAATAGTGGCTGTAAAGGTAATAATGTCTTCGACGCGCTCCGCTTGGACCTTTACGACGCCACTTACCACTAGGGGACGTACCAACCAAGAGAACCAAACAACCAAACGAATCCGAACAACCGAACGAGTGAGGGGGAATCTACGTAGGAGGGGGGACAAGCCCCCCTAGACCCCGTGCTCACGAGCTGCGCCGGGGTTATCAAATAACAAGAGAACCGAACCGTTAAAACGAGGAGGTGAAACTAAGAGTTTATTCATTGGCGTATGTCGAAACTGTGATTGATTTAACGACCATTGTGGAACCCGTATCATCGAACTTACTAACGTATGAAAGGGGGGCTGGTGTTGGAACCATGTAAAATTCATTCTTCATGTCATATATCGAAACAACAAACGTACTGGCTGATGTACGATAGAAGAACAAAGTGTACTTAAGAGGTGATAACGTACCAGTTGGAAGAGAATCATATCTAGCATAACCAGAATCATCTGCTGATGACGAGAACATATTAAACGGACGATAGGATGAAGATGAACTAGAAGGTGTCAATGTGTACTCTAGCCTAATACTATCTACCTCTGTAATATCAACAGGTACCTCAAATGTATCTAACAAGCTACCAAGGGCTGAATTAAGAGATGTTATTGAAGTAGGAAATGAATATACCTGATCTATGTGATATGTGACATAACTACCATCTTCTATTGGTGCAGGAGGTTCTGGAATTAAACCATTGTCCTTGAGATAATTGTAATAAACATTAACCAACTCTGGTCTAATCACCGGACTGACTTCTGTTTTCTTTCTTTCGATAGTTCTACCACGACGCGAATAGTAGTTGCGATTGTACATAATGACTGTTTACTTAATATGTGATACTATAGTTGAGGACAACACTGATATTTGTAAGATCACCTGCTGTTCCCTGAGATGCTGTTGGTCTGAGTAAAAGGACAACACGATCACCTGAATTGAGATTCCTTGCTAAGCGAGATGACAATCTGAACTGACCATTGTTTGAACTGCATACTCCACTTGCTATAACATTTTGATTTGGCTCATATAAACTAGCTGCTGTTGAATTTCCAATTGAGAGTGTATTGGCTGTGACTCCATCTGGCAGATAAACAAGTGCATACATGAACGAGGAAGCTGCCTTAACAGTGGATGATGAATCAAGTGTGGGTGACTGTGTGATGCTAAGAGTGAAGTTCTTAACCTTACGCATACCAAGTGATTCAACTGCTGGGATCATGGTGACCATGGATGTTGTTGGAGTTGATGCCCACACATAGGCAAAAGCAGCATTGAATGTTTCATTGCTATACTTAACCGGCTTAACTGCTCTAGCATATGATCTACGTGGTCTGTAACTACGTCTGCCGTACATAATGATTAATGAATAACTAAACACTAACTATTGCTAATGTCAATACATCTTCTATTAGGGGTGGAAGCCCCCAATGTCAGCGTCGCACAGCTCCTCGACGGGCTCTCCTCCTAGCGCTTCGCTGGCGGGCACAGGATAAGGGGATCAACCCCTTAACCCCATATCCCCAATACGTAAACTACTTGGGGCCCCAAGGGTTAAATATTTGTCCATTGTAAACTAACCTTTTATTCTTTGTTTATTTCTCCGCTTCTGATACGCGAGTACAACAAGTCGAGGTGACAATAATAGGGCAGGTGGGACTGACTTCCATCGAGGTAGATTTCCTGGAATCGACGGCGGACTGCATCTCTGTCTTGCTGTCTATCGAAAGTTTCGTCGATGGAATAGTTGCTCGTAATGATGACCGGGATTGAGGGGTTGATAACCGTTGACCCATTCTTAACTTCTGCGTTGTATGGAAAACGATCACCCCAGTGTTTCACGAAGGGGGCGAGTATAGATGCGGTAGCTCCTTCAGGAAAGTCATCAATGAGGATCCTTTCGTGGTAGTTGGGGTTGAAACCATCCCACCATTTGTTGATTGGCTTGAGGTATACCTTGTAATGTTCGATGTCCGAGAGAGCAAGGGTTGTCTTCCCAGAACCCGCAGGGCCGTATATCCATAAGTTCTTATCATGTAATCGTCCATCATAAGTATCGATCGATCGAATTGCATATTCCGAATGAAGCTTTTCGTATAACTGATAATGTCTTGCATATAAACATGGATACTGTTCTATCATCTGATCTCTAGTAAACGTCTTACATGATTCAAGAAAGGACAAAGTTTCTTCCTGATTGCGTGTCAATGACCTATGTGGCTTGTTATCTGCTTGAGAAGGTTTGTTATATTCAACTATGATCTGATCTTCTTTTGAGCAATATTCCCAATTATCGTATGATGAACCACGTGCTACTTCAATGTATGCATGACTGTTCAAGTACTTGGATATAGCTGATCTATCTTTGCGGGATGTAACCATGTATCCTTGGATGTGTGGTGTACCATCTTCGAGATGTTCTTCTTCTGCTATGACTGATTTGCACCAATCCTGATCTGGAAGGTTAATGACTGCCTCTTCATCTTCTTGGGTAAAGTTGTTGATCGTGAATACCCAACGAGTAGCGATGACTCTTTTAGAAGACATTTGTTAATTATGAAATGTTAGC